ACCAAACTTTATCAGGTAAAAAGTCTGCAAGACAAATAGGTGCTCAATACTTTTCTTTTACAGTTCAAATGCCACCATTAGAGCAACTAAAAGCTCAAGAAATATTAGCCTTTTTGTCTAAGCAAAAGGGTGGCTTTGAAAACTTTACTATTGCAGCACCTTTAAATAATAAAGGAACTAGCCACAGTGAAACTGATATCCTTGTTAATGGTGCAACATCAGCAGGCGCAAGTGCTGTACCTATGGATGGTTTTTCACACACTAATCATGCATTAAGAGCAGGTGATTTAATTAAGTTTGCAGGCCATTCAAAGGTTTATATGGTTCAAGAAGAAGTTACTGCTTCAGGCGGTGAAGCTACGGTAAACATACAACCTAACTTAGTTGCTGATGTTGCTAATGATGAAGCTGTAACCACCAATAAACCACTTTTTAATGTTTACCTTGCAAATGATGATATTACATACACCACAGATATAAGTGGTTTTTATAATATATCGTTTGACGTTAGAGAGGTTATTGAGTAATGCCAAGAAGCCTTTCAGCAGGTTTACAAGCTCAAGTTTCTGCTCAACAAACAAAAACAGCATTTCTTGTAGAATTAAATTTATCAACAGTTATAAGGCTTACTGATTTTTATAGAGATGTTACTTATGATTCTAATTCTTATGAAGCTGGTGGCTCTTTTTTATCAGTTGACTCAACAACAGAAACAGGTCAGCTACAGGTAGATGATATAAACCTATCTTTTTCTAATGTTACTAATCAAGTTAGACAACTTGTAAGGGATGGTGCTTTCACAGATAAGGTTGTAAATGTGTATATTGCCTATTTTGATGCTAACGAAAACATTGTTGGTGCGATTAATTACTTTACTGGACAAATTAGAAGTGTCTCCATATCAGAAAATATAGATAATTCTGCCTTAAGTATGTCAGTTGCTTCTCATTGGGCGAATTGGAACTTAACAAAAGGCAGACACTACACAGAAGAGTCGCAACAATCAGTGTATGCAGGTGATAGAGGTTTTGAATTTGCCACACAGACTAAACTAGATGTAAGGTGGGGTAGTTAAATATGGGTCCAGTACTACCAGCAGCTCCAGGTTTTTTTGCAAAAATAGGCTCTGCAATAGCAGGTTTTTTTGGTAGCAGCGCTGTTAAATATACAATAATGGCAGCTACAGCCATAACTGGTGTTAAAGGCTTTAGGCAAATGTCAGACTTAATGTCTAAAGGTCAAGACATTATGGTTAATAAGACTGCTGCTGGTGGCAAAATACCAGTCATATATGGCACAAGAAGAGTTGGTGCGCAAGTTGTATACATGGATACATCACAAAATAGATCAAAAGATTTATTTGTTGTTTATGCATTAGCCGTTGGCGAATGTGAAGAGATACTTGGCGAAACTATTGAAATAGATGGTAATAGTATTCTTGATGGCAATGTTTATAGAGGTGGCGGTTATGTTGGATCAGATAAAATTGCATCAGGTGCAGGGTCTTTAAATATTGCATCTCAAGTTGGTGACAATCAATACTCAAACGCAGGTACGTTAGGAACTGACCCGACACTTAGATATTCTTTTGTGTTTAACCTACATCATGGCACGTCTCTACAAGTAGCAGACCCAATGTTGCGAGCATCTATACCCTCTCAATGGTCAACAAACCATAAGCTTGGTGGTATTTGCTACATAGCTGCATCGTTTGATTATGATAAAAAAGGAATGTATCGAGGATTACCACAGATAACCGTACAGGTTATGGGTAAAAAGGTTTATGACCCTAGAAATAGTTCAACAGCATGGTCAAGCAATCCCGCATTATGCTTGCTTGATTACATTCAGAATGACCAATATGGAAAGGGTTTAGCCACAGCAGACATTAACATGACTACATTTGAAGATGCTGCTGATGTGTGTGATGTTAGGGTTAATCAGCCTTATTATGGTGCTTCATTTAAAACAGTAACTTTTAGCGGTACATCAGGAAATAATTATATAACTGTATCTGATAATGCTGATTGGTTCCAAAATAAAGTTGATGAGAATATAACTGTAAAAGATTCTTCAGATGTAACAGTTGTTAGTTTTAAAGATATAACAGCAATGACTCAATATGAGTTTTTTGATGGAAGCCAAGAAAATAGAATATATTTTAGAGGAACTTTATCCACAAGTTATACAAATGAAGTTGGAACTATTAGGTCTAAGGTTAACCGTTTTCATTGTAACGGTGTAGTGGATACTAATAAGAAAGTTATGGATAACGCTAAAGACCTTTTATCTAACATGAGAGGTATTTTTAATTATGTAGAAGGCAAGTACGAACTACAAATTGAGGACACTGGTTCTTCTACATTTAGTATCACAGATGACCATATAATTGCTGATGCAGGCATATCTATTGATTATGGTTCTAAAGATAAAAAGGCAAACAAGGTAATAGTAGAGTTCTTTAACGCAAATTTGAAATATGAATTAGACACAGCAACACAGCTACACGATGCAACCCCTGAGTATTATTCTGATGATGGTGAAATATTAGAGATCAAGGCAGAATTTCCTTTTATCACTGATCCTTATATCGCATCAAATATGGCAAAAGCCATTTTAGAAAGAAGCAGAAATCAAACAACAATACAGTTTTTAGGTACGCCTGAGATGTACAAGTTAAACGTTGGCGATATTGTAGACATAACATATTCAGGCTTAGACTTATCATCAGCTAATGCAAACAATGTTTTTAGAATTGAAGCCTTAGAGTTACAGGCTAACGGTCTTGTATCTGTGAGTGCTATAGAATATTTAGACATTTACTCATGGGAAGTTCCAGCAGAAGAAGCTGTAGCACAATTAGCAAACTTGCCAACACTAGGAGCAATACAACCACCGCAAAACGTTACATTTACCGACACAGATTCTTCTGCTATTAATAGACCTATTATATCTTGGGATAATCCAACCATATATCCAGCTAAAGAGTTCAGGGTAGATATAACTGATAGCTCAAGCAATCCTGTTATGAGCAAGATTGTTGATACAAATTCAGCAGATTTATCATTCATTCCAAAAGGTGCAGACTATAACTATTCTATTACTTCTATAAATAGCATGGGTTTCGAGTCTGACCCAACAACAAGCACTTTCACCATTGCAGATGATCCAGTAAAAACAACTGAGGTTGAAATGAATGGTGTCACCCTATCTGATGTTGAAACTTATGGAACTGTTACAGGCAAAACTGGTAATTATGTAAAGTTTACAAATAAAGTAGATTTTGAGGATGAGGTTTTGTTTAGAGATTTTCTTGAGGTTACAGGATCAGCAGGCGTAAGCATAGACAGTCCCGCAGGATTAAGCGTTGCTGATGGTGATATTAACGCTCAAGGTGATGTAATTGTGGTTGGTGAATTAAAAGGCAAAAAATTCGCATACTCTTACTACAACAGCACCGCAACAACATTAACAACATCTTATGCAACTGTTAATCTTGATACTTTACAATCAAGCACAGGCATAAGTGGCATTACAATAGCAAGTGATGTAGTTACTATAAGCAGAACTGGTACATTTATGATTACAATGGATGTAACGACAGACATTCCAAGTGGCTCTTCAAGAACTAAATCTGAAGCACAACTTTATAAAAATGGTTCTGCTGTTACAGGGACTCTAGTTGGCATGTATAACAGGTCTGAATTTCAGGGTATAAACACTGGATCAACTACAACAATGCTTAGTATAACAAGCGGTGATACTTTAGAAATTAAAGCTAAAAAATCAGGTAGTGGCTCACCTGAAACATCAGTTGGTGGAACTAGATTAACAATCTTACAAGTTGGTTAATAGAATTATAGAAATAAAAACCACTTAATAGTAATATAATAAAAAAGAGAAAAAAATATGTCACAACACGATTACAACATAGTCAACCAATCAGGTGCTGATTTTAGAGCAGATTTAAACAATGCTTTATCAGCCATTGCAAGCACTAACAGTGGCGACACTGAGCCTACGACAACATTTGCTAATCAATTATGGATTGATACTGCAAACAATGTTTTAAAAATAAGAAACGAAGGCAACACAGATTGGGTTGCTACAGGCTTAAGCATTACAGCAGATAATACATTTATTGGAACTATAACTGCAAACAATGCAAATATAATATTAAACTATTCAACAGGTGATTCTTCATCTACTGCAAATGGTGCAGGTATTACTATTCAAGATGCTGTGAGTGAGGGCAATGATGCTAGCCTTACTTGGAACACAAACGTAGATAGATTTAACCTTTCGCATGGCTTAGATTTTCCTGATAGTGCTTTAATGGCTTTTGGTGATGGTGATGATTTAAGGCTTGTTCATAATGGCACTGCATCTAAAATACAAAACTTTACAGGTCATCTTGACATACAAAATGCAGCAGATGATAAAGATATAAGACTTGGAAGTGATGATGGTTCAGGCGGTATTGTTAATTATTTTAGAATAGATGGGGGGGATGAAATATCAGTAGCATCTAAAAATATAAGATTTGAAGATAATGTAAAAAGCACTTTTGGAGATTCTGATAATTTACAGATTTACAATGATGGTACAAAAAGCCATATCACTGAAAGTACGGGTGAAATATATGTCAATGGAACATTTATTGATGACCAAAACGTAAAAAGTTATGGTGCAACAGGTGATGGTACTACTGATGATACAACAGCAATAGAAAATGCAATAGCAGCCAATCTTGGTAACACT